ATGATTAATGAATTAATTAATTCAATTAATGAAATGTTAGTTGAAAAATTCCCAAATACAAAAATATATACATCAAAGCTAGAGAAGGAAATTGTAAGACCTTCTTTTTTTATTCGCTACGTTACCAGCAGGCAAGCAGACTTAAATAGAAATAGTTATATGAATACCATAACTATGAAGATTATTTACTTTGGTCCGCTAGATGAGCTTATGAGTGTTGATTTAATAGCTCAAAATGAAGTTTGGGATACAATGAGGGAAATCTTTAGCGATGGATATATAAAGGTACTAGGGAGAACTGCAAAGATAAGAAAGTTGAGAGGTAGAGCAAAAATGTCGGAAATACACTTGAAACTCAAGATAGATCTTGCACAAGATAGAAACTTTAATGCACCTCAAAGCCCTAAAGCAGGCACATTTAATTTTAAAATTTAAGGAGGAATAAAAATGGGAGAACCATCAGTAGAAATTATTTTTAAAGAAGCAGGAATAACTGCAGCAAAGAGAGGAACAAGAGGCGTAGTTGCACTTATATTAAAGGATACAATGCCAGCAAATTATAGTAATCCAATAAAAATGGATACTATAGATGAAATTCCGGAAGCTTTATCAGATTTTAATAAGGAACAAATAAAGCTTGCCATGATAGGATATCAAAATCCACCAAAACAAGTGATTGCTTATATAGAAGCACCAGATGCAGCTAATTATTCAGAAGCTCAAAATTACTTAGAAACTATTAAATGGGATTATGTAGTAGTTCCAAGCATTGGTCAGACTGCAGATGGAAAGGCTGATACGGAGGCAAATATTACTTCAAGAGCAACAGATTTTGCTACATGGATTAAACAATTAAGAAGTGCTAAGGATATTAGAGTTAAAGCAGTCCTTCCACATTGTCCAGCTGATAGTGAAGGAGTAATTAACTTTGATACAGACGACATAAAAACAGCAGCCAGAACTTATACTGCTGCAGAATACTGTTCGAGAATTGCAGGGATGCTAGCGGGAACTTCACTAAATATTAGTGCTACTTATGCACCACTTGCAGAAGTAGTAGATGTTCCGCATCTAAAGAAAGAAGAAAGAGATGCAGCAATTGATGCAGGAAAATTAATCTTAATTAACGATGGAAAGAAAGTTAAAATCGATAGAGCTGTAAATAGCTTTGTAACTACTATTGAAAATAAAGGTGAGGATTTTAAAAAGATTAAAATAGTAGATATTATGGATTTAATACATGATGATATTAAATCAACAGCTGAAGATAATTATATTGGAAAATATCCAAATGATTATGATCATAAGTGTTTGCTTATTGCAGCTATTAATGGTTATTTTGAAGGTTTAGAAATTGATGGATTGCTTGATAGTAGCATTGAAGGGCAAAATAGAGCAGAAATTGATTTAGATGCACAAAAAGCTTATTTAAAGAGCCAAGGTGTAGATACTTCAGCTATGAAAGATCAAGAAATAAAAGAAAGTAACACTGGTTCACAAGTTTTTGTTAAGGGACAAGTTGTTATTTTAGATGCAATAGAAGATATTAAATTTCAAATATATATTTAGGAGGTAATTATTATGCCACAAGCAAAGGATATTATAAATGGGACTTGGGGAGAAGTTTGGATTAATGGAGAATATGTTTCAGAGGTGTCAGCTCTTCAAGCAAAAGTCACTTTAACAAAGGTAGATGTCAATTTTACAAGGGATCTATGGAAGAGAAGTAAAGTAACAGGTATAGAAGGAAAGGGAACATTGAAATTACATCATATATCATCAAGAATGGCAATTTTAATGAAAGATAACATCAAACAAGGAAAGCAAACTGTATGTACTATAATCTCTAAATTAGCTGATCCAGATTCAGTAGGAGCTGAAAGAGTTGTACTTAAAGATGTTACTTTTGATGAATTAACATTGGCAGATTGGGAAGTTAAAAAGAATGTTGAAGATACAATTGCATTTACTTTCTCAGGCTATGATTTCTTAGACTTAATAGAACCACAATAAAACTTAGGGTTAAGCAATGACTAACCGAAATTAGATACGTGTGTGTTTCATAGGACTATGAAAATTTCGCTGAAAGCACCAAATGAAAGGTTGCATCCACTTTAGCTTGCTCCAACTATTCAGTTTGACAAGCTAAAGTGGAACAAACTTTCATTAAGTGCTTTTTGCAGCTTATTTTCAGATGCCTATTGCACACACAAGCATCTAATTTCTTTGTTGGTTCAGATGCTTGAGTAAATATTAAATAAAAAATTACTGAATTATAGATATGCAATTTAATAACTAGACTTATAGTTAGAAGAACTAAGAAAAACGTTAATTGAATTTTAGAAAATTGCTACAGAGAAACTGGAATACAATATGTTACTTACTTCGGTTAGGTATTGCATAAGCCTAGAATAAACATTGTTTATCTATAATTTTATTAAATTTGAAATGGAGATGAAAGTTATGAATTTAGTTGAACAATTATTAAAAATAGATGCTGGTAAAATTGAGGTACCTTCTAAGGAGGTAAAACTTAAGCTTGCTAAACTTGGAAATATGGAGATTACATTCACATGTAATGCTATTTCTATGGAGAGATACAATGAAATTCAAGAAAGAGTACTTCAAGTAGATAAGAAAGGAAATATTCAAGGATTTGCAACAGCACAGGCAAAGATAGAAACTGTTCTTGCAGGAGTGCCAGAGCTTAGATCAGAAGAGCTTATGAAACATTTCAAAGCTCCAACACCAAAGGAACTTATGAATAAGATATTCTTACCTGGTGAAGTTGATATTTTAGCAGATACTGTAACTGAAATTTCAGGAGTAGAATCTACTAACAAAAAAGAAGATATAAAAAACTCATAAGCACTGATGAAACTGTTAATCTCTTATATTACTGCTGGAAACTTCATGGTAAGTGGCCAGCAGAAACAATTAATAGGGGATTTGGAGAAAAGATTATCATCAGTGCTTTTATTGAACAAGAAGTTGAAGATAAAATGAAACAAATGGAAGCCTTGTATTCAGGAGGTGATGATTAATGCCGTTTGAACTAGATTCAGCATTATTAAAAGTTATTGATGGGGCTCAAAAATCTCAAATGGCAATTGATAGTCTATCACCAGTAGCTTCAAAAGCATCTGAAAGTGTGAAAGCAATATCTAAAGCATCAGAATCAGTAGATAAACTCGAAAGTAGCTTTAAAAATACAAGAGATGCAGTAGGAAATACAAGAACAGCTGTTTCCGATTTGATACAAGCATTTACAGATAATACTGGGGAAAGATCTATTGAAAATATTGGAGAGAAAGCTAGAGGAGTAGTTCAATCAATATCTAATGTATCAAAAGCAGCTAAAGACATGAGAACTAGTTTTAAGAATACAAAGGATGAGATTGAAAATGTAAAAAACACTGCATCGAATTTGTATAAGGCTTTTGCAGGTACTGACTTGGGTAAAAAATCTATTAATTTTATAGGAAAACAGGCTTCAAAAGTATCTCAGAAATTTCCTAAATCCAATGGGGGGAAAGCCTCAGGAGTCTTGAATAAAGGCGGACAAGTAATAGGAAAGGCTGTTGATGGAGTTCAGAAAGCTAAAAAGGCAGTAGAAGGTCTAGCACCAGTGGCTTCGAAAGCAACAGAAAGTGTACAAGCAATATCTAAAGCATCAGAATCAGTAGGTAAAGTAAAAAACAGCTTTAATGATACAAAAGATGCAGTAGGAAATGTAAGAACGTCTGTTTCGGATTTAATACAAGCCTTTACAAATAACACTGGGGAAAGATCTATTGAAAATATTGGACAGAAAGCTAAAGAGGTAGTTAAATCAATATCTAATGCATCAAAAACAGTTGAAGACTTGGCAACTAATTTTATAAATGCGAAAGATGAGATTAAAAATGTAAAAAGTACTGTATCTGATTTGTTTAAAACCTTTAAAGATAATGATTTGGTCAAAAAAGCTACTGACGGTATAGGAAAACGGGCTTCAAAAGTAGCTCAAAAAATTCCTAAATTAAATAGTGCTAAAGCATCAAGGAATGTAAAATCAGCTGGAATTGGTGGTAAAGTATCTAATGTTATTAATGCAGCTAAACAATCAATGGGAAAAGTTGGTGCGTTAACTCCATCTCTATCAGCACCATTACAGGGAGTAGCTGGAAGTTTTGAAAAGATTAAAGGTGTAGTTTCAAAGAGCTTTTCATCTATATTTGGAATTTTTACTAAATTGCCATTACCTCTTCAAATAATAATTGGAGTAGTTGGATTACTCGCAGTTGCTTTTGCTACAAATTTTGGTGGAATAAGAGATATAGTTATGGGAGTATTTAATAAGATTTCAGGTGCTGTAAAAGCTGCAATAGACACCTTCAAGAAAACAGGAAGTGCAGCTCAAGGAATAGGAGCTTTATTTACTAATTTATTTGGACCTAAGGTTGGAAATATTGTGACACAGACAATTAATAAAATAATAACAGTAGTTAAATCAATAGTAACCTTTATTCAAGCTAATATGCCTAAAATAAAGAGTATAATTCAAAATGTATTTAAAGGAATTCAATCAGTTTGGAACTCTATATTAAAACCAGTATTAACATTTGCAATTCAAATTTTTAGTAAATTAATAAGTTTTGTAATATCTAACTGGCCACGTATAAAACAAACTATTACGACTGTTATGACAGCCATTAAAACTGTTATAAGCACTGCTTTAAATATGATAATGGCCTTTTGGAATGTTCATGGGCAGACTATAAAAGCAGTAGTGTCTTCAGCATTTAACATAATTAAAACAGTAATCATGACTGTACTTAACGTAATAACAGGAGTGATTAAAACTGTAATGCAAGTTATAAATGGAGATTGGTCAGGTGCATGGAATACTATAAAAAGTACTGTGGGAACAGTATTTAATGGTGCCATAGATATTATAAGAAATATATTAAATGCAATAGGTTCAATATTTAAAGACATGGCTAAAACTGCTATTAGTTGGGGTAAAGATATGATAATGGGAATTGTAGATGGTATAAAAGGAGCAGTAGGTTATATTGAAGATGCTATTTCAGGTGTAGCCGATAGGATAAGATCATTTCTTCATTTCTCAGTACCAGATAAAGGACCTCTTACAGATTATGAAACATGGATGCCAGACTTTTTAAAAGGTATGGGTCGTGGTATTAAAGTTAATACTCATTTAGTAACTGAACCAATTAAAGATCTTGCAGTAGGAATAAAAACTGGTGTAAATAAAAACTTATCATCAGGAAACAAAACTAGTAGCCAAGGATTTAAAGGTGCTTCTGGATTAACTAAAGATGATAGCACACAAAACGGATTTGCAATAACAATAGCAAAGCTTGCAGATTCTATAATAATCAGAGAAGAAAGCGATATAGATAAAATTGCAACAGCTCTAGCCAATAAATTGAGTCAAACGGCTCTTGGAATGAGTTAGGAGGTATTTTAAAATGATAGAATTTTGGTTTAATCAAGACGATACATGGTTACAACTTCCTGTACCACCTTCTAGTTATTCACTTAAATTAGCTAACAACAATTCAGTAGTTAGTGTAGAATCAATTGGAGAAATAAATATATTAGGAGATTCAAAGCTTTCAGAAATATCTTTTGAGAGCTTTTTTCCTGCTCATAAATATAAATTTTGTGCATATTCCGATATTCCTAAACCATTTGAGTGTGTTGCACAAATAGAAGCTTGGAGAAAAAGTAAAAAGCCAATAAGAGTGATACTTACAAACACAGATATCAATGATCTATTCTCTATAGAAACTTTTGAGTATGGAGAAAATGATGGAACTGGGGATATAAACTTTACTTTAGCATTAAAGCAGTATAAGGCATTAAAGTTAAATGAAAAAATTGTAGGTCAGTGGGGGGCAAGCTTTAGTTTAACTGATGTAAATCATATATTGGGTGGTAATATATGATTAAAATATACAGCTTATATGAAGGTTGGCTTTTAACAGATATAACTCCAGTTTGCAAAAGTATTGAATTATCAGCATCAATAGATCAGCCTGCAAGAAAATGCTCATTTAGCATGTTATATTCCTTATCAGATATAAATGAGCCTAGAGTTCAAATATGTCCAGGAACATTAATAAAGATTGTAGATGAAACTTATGGAGAAATTTTTAGAGGTGAAGTTGTAGATAGGACTTTAGGAAGTTCAAATCAGGAGGAAACTTTTACTTGCTATGATTATATGAGGTTTATCATGAGTTCATTAACAAGCATGAATATTAAGAATATGTCTCCAGAAAGTGTTGTATATAAAGCTTGTGAAGAATTAAATATCAAAGTTGGTAATGTAGTGGAAACTGGAATGCCTATAGGTAGACTATGTATAGATAGAAGTTATTATAGCATAATAATGCAGTGCTATAGTGAAGTTAGCAAGCAAAATGGAAAACAATATGTTCCTATTATGAAAGCTGATACGTTCAATGTAATTGAGAAGGGGCAAATAATATCAGATTATTTGCTTCAATCTGCTAATGTGGATTTGTACAATAACAACATAATAGATATGAGTTACAAAGATTCTTTAGAAAATATGATAAACAGAGTAAAAATTTTCGACGTTAATAATAACTATGTAGATCAAGTGGAAAACTCAGAGCTAGTAAAAAGATATGGTGTTTTTCAGACATCGTACACAGTGGAAGATGATAAAAACACATATGATGTAGCTCAAAATAAGTTATATGGCTTCAGTGAAGAAATAGAAATTGAAGCCATTGGCAATTATAGCTGTTTAACAGGATATGCTGTTAAGGCGAAAATATGGTATTTAGACATATTGAAAGATGCAACTCTTTATGTTAATGCTGATACTCATACCTGGGAATGTGGAACAGGAAAATATACAATGAAGCTTACAGTAAGCTTAAGCAACAAAATGGATTTACAGGAGGTTGATAGCTAATGGATCCATATGTAAAAATGTTAAATTTAATGAAGAGAAAAGGTGCAGAAAGTAATCCTCTTTCCATATGCATTGCTAAGGTTAATTCTCCACCTCCTGAAATAATAATTCAAACAAATGATTTGCAGCTATATAAGGATGATCTTTATATAGCTGATTACTTATTATCAGGATATTCAAGACAAGCATCAGTAACAAATACTGATGGCACTGCAGTAAGCTTTCTAGATACAATTAAAATTGGCGATGAGCTAGCAGTCTTGCCTACTAAGGATAATCAAACATGGATAATACTTTGTAAGGTGGTGAAATGTAGTGGCTAGTATATTACCTGAAACAAATTTAAACATGGCAAATAAACTTGCGGCATTTTCACAAGAAGAGAAAGTCACAGATATTCCTAAAGAATATGCTTGGGATTTTGAAAAAAATGATTTCAAACTTAAGGATGGGAAATTTCAAATTGTGGAAGGAATAGAAGCATTAAAAATATGGATATGGAAAGCTCTTAAAACAAGCAAAGGAAAGTATCCAATTTACAGCGATGCATATGGAAATGAATTTGAAAAAATAATTGGTAAAGGGTTTAGTAAAAGTTTAATTGAAAGTGAGGCTAAAAGGTTAACTTTAGAATGCTTAAAGGAAAATCAGCACATATTAGGCGTAAAAAACTTTGAGGTGGATAAAAACAATGATATTTTAACCATAACTTTTACAGCAATAACTGATTGCGGGGAGGTGACAATTGATGTATGAAAATAATACTGAAGAAAATTTAAGATCACAAATGCTAGATAGTATTGATTCTGGAATATCCAAAAGTGAAGGATATTTTGTATATGATGCTATTGCTCCATCTGCTAAAACCATAGCAGATTATTATAAGACACTAGATACAATTTTGAAATTAGTATTTGGTGAGGAAGCTCCAGAGGTTCCTCAAGAGGAATATGATAAATTTATAGATAAAGATGCAGCAAGACATGGCTTAGAGAGGAAGCAAGGTTTATATTCAGTGGGGCAAGTGACTTTTTTAGGGTTAGAAAATTCTATAATATATGAAAACAGCATAGTTCAAACTGTTGAAGGCTTAAAATATAAGGTAATATCTCAAGGAAAAATTAAAGATGGAAAATGCATACTAGGAATTAAAGCAATAGAAATAGGTTCTAAATATAATGTTCCAGCTAATGCTATAGTTGAAATACCTATTAAAATAAATGGGATAACTAGTGTGAAAAATGAAAGTGCAACTACCAGTGGAACTGATACTGAAACTAGTGAAAATTTATTGGAAAGAATTATATCTAAAGAAAGAGAAGAAAGCAGCAGTGGGAATATATACGATTATGAAAAATGGGCACTTCAGATATCTGGTGTTGAATATGTGAAAGTAAAGCCTCTTTGGGATAAAAGCAATGGAATGAACGGAAATGGCACTGTAAAGGTAATAGTTGCAGGAAATAATGGAATGCAGCTAGATGATACTATAGTACAAAAAGTTAAACAATATATAGATCCAGAAGATGGTCAAGGAAGTGGTAAGGCACCAATAGGGGCGACAGTAACTGTAGTATCAGTCAATCCATTAAAGATTGATGTTAATATACTTGGTCTTACTGCATTAGATGGATTTGATATAAAGGATGTTAAAGACAATATAAAAGAGTCTCTTGATAATTATTTTAAAACAATTCCAGTAGGCGGAGTTGTAAAAATAAATACTGTTGAGGCAAAGGTAGTAATGACAGCTGGAGTCAATGACATATCTTCGATAAAAATAAACAATGATACTAAAAATATAATTACGGCTGATGAAGATAAGGCATCTTTGGGAGGGATAACTTATGAGTAATACAGCTGATTTAGAAGGATTTAAAAATATTAAGATTGCAAGTACTTCAAGTGAAGATAGTGGAAATGAGTCAAAAGATAAGCTAGAAAGTTATGTTATTGATGAAATGAAAAATAGCTATATTTTCCAGGAAATATTTAATGCTTACGGAAATAGCTTCGATAAATTAGGCTTGGATATTTCAGATTTATTCCTGCAAATTTTGCCTCAAACTGCAACTGAATGGGGCTTGAAACTATGGGAAAAACGAGTTGGAATAACTACAAATAATGCTAAATCAATTGAAGAAAGAAGAGCAAGGGTATTAGCAAAGCTTAACTCTAAAGGTACAACAACAGTTGAAGTAATAAAGCAGATTTGTAAAAGCTTTGTTTCAGAAGCTGAAATAATTCAGAATAATCCAGAATACTATTTCCAAGTAAATTTAATAAGTGATACAGGCTTTCCTTATGCTTTAGATAGTTTGTACGATTCAATAGAAATAGCTAAGCCAGCACATTTAGGCGTTAAGTATAAACTAATATCCATGAACCAATCAGAAATGTACTATGGTTTAGCATCAATTATGGGAGAAACTATGACAGTTTATCCATGGGGAGCTAAAAATATTGAATTCAGCGGAAAAATGGAAAGTAGTATCAGCCAATGTACAGGTTCAGAAAGCATAACAATATATCCCAGTAAGGAGATGAGTTAATTTGGCAGAAAAATTTTATACAATGTTAACAAAATTAGGAAGAAAGAAATTATCAGCTTCAGCAGTTTCAGGCAGTAAAGTAAATTTTAAAACCCTAAAAGTCGGAGATGGAAACGGCTCATATTATGAACCTTCAGAAGATCAAACCTCAATTGTAAAAGAAGTTTGGTCAGGCAATATAAGTGCAATTTCAGTCGATAAATTAAATGCAAATTGGATAGTTGTAGAAACAGTAATACCAGCAGCTGATGGAGGCTTTTTCATCAGAGAAGCTGGTATTTTTGATGACGCTGGAGATATGATTGCCATCACCAAATTATCAGAAACCTATAAACCAACAATTTTAGAAGGAAGTACAAAAGATTTAGTCATAAAAATTGTATTAGAAGTCAGCAATGCAAGCAGCATAGATCTTAAGATAGATCCAAATGTAGTAGTCGCAACTAAAGGAGATATACAAATACTACAGTCAAAATTTCAAGAAGTCAGCACTAAGTTATCAGGGAAAATGCAATTGTATATTAGTGAGACATTGCCAGCTATAGCTGATAGAACAAGTGATACTTTGTATTTTAAAATAACAGATAAAATAACCAATGGCTTTGCAGACAATGTAAAAGTAAGTCCCAATATGGGTATTAAAATAGTTCAATAAGAAAGGATGATTATATAATGGCAAATTTAGATAAAGTAAGAGTTCAATTATTAGATGAAAGTACAGGTGCAGTATTAAAGGAAGTAAATGTATTAACAAGCGCAGATGCAGTTACATTTGCTGACGGACAAACATTTCAACAAAAGTTAGATGGAGGATTATTAAAAGGATCTCAAGGAGTTCAAGGTATACAAGGTGTACAAGGACCAGCTGGAGATCCTTTTACAATTGCAAAAGTGTATAGTTCAGTTTCAGCTATGAATACAGGATTTGCTACAGATGGATTAAAAATAGGGAGCTTTGTGTTAATAGATACTGGAAATATTAATGATGCTGATAATGCAAAATTATATGTTAAGGGGTCAACAGCATACACATATATAACAGATCTTAGCGGAGCAACAGGTATGCAGGGGCCACAAGGAATTCAAGGTATACAAGGCCCACAAGGAGCAGCTGGAATTAGAGGATCTCAATGGTATAGTGGAAACACAATAACAGGAACTAGCACCTCAGCAACAGTTTTTACTGGAAGTGGTATAACTTCAGCATTAGTAAATGATCAATATTTTAATACAAGCACAGGAAATGTGTATATATGTACAGCTTCAGGAGACGCAAGCACAGCTAAATGGGTATATTCAATATGTTTAAAAGGAGCCACAGGCGCAACAGGTGCTGCTGGACCAACTGGTGCAACTGGACCACAAGGGCCGGCAGGAGCAGACGGAGCAAGTATTAAAGTTGGTACTGATTATGCAAGTGGAACACAAGTTAAATTATTTCTAAAGACTATTTAAGGAGGAAAACAAATGGCAACAAAAAATATAGAAATACAAGATAGTACAGGAAATATATATTACCCACATACTGATGCATCAATTGTTAAATTTGGGAATTCAAATGTTAATGCGACATTGTCAGATTTAGTAAAGAATATCTCTAATGATGTCATATTAACACCGTCAATAAATTATGGAATGAATAATAAAATAAACAATACTGGAGAAGTCACAAATTCTCCTCAATTCACAATTCAAGGAAAAACAGTTGTTAATTTATTAGGTAAGGATGGTAATTGCGAAGATGCTAGTAAATGGACTAACTGGCAGACAGCTACAACTTTAGATGCTAGTAATAAAGTTTTTGGAACGTATGGCATGAAAGTTGCTTTAACTTCAACTCAAGGGAATACTGCAAAGCTATATGCTTGGGGTTCTACAAAATACTATTGTTTATCTGCTTATCTAAAGTGTGGCACTGCTTCATCTATATCAATAGCTAAAGATAGTAATGGTGGCGGTACATGGAAGACTTCACCTAGCATGACAGATACTACAAAGTTTAATAGAACATTTGTAAAATTACAACCTAGTGATTTAAAGAATGGTGATAATGTTGTAGTTGTTCCAATCGGAACGACTGTGGGACAATATGGGTATGTAGATGGAATAATGCTTGAAGAAATAACACAGGCTCAATATAATGATTCTACATTTACACCAAGTCCATATGTAGATAGTTATGCATGTCTTCAAAATCCATATGTTGAAGTAAGACATAATAATTTAGTTAGAAATGGTAATGGAGAAGAAGGAACTGATTGGTGGACACCATATAGTACACCTACATTATCACTTGTAGGAAATAAATTCCAAATTGTTGCGAGTTCTAATGGGCAAGGGTATTATCAAACTATCAATGTTAAAGCTAATACTAGTTATTATTTAAGTGGCAATGTAAGTGGTTCTACACAAATATTTGTTGACACTGCTGATGGTGTTTGGAATGTGCTAAGAACAGGAACAGGAATATTTAATACTGGAAGTAATACAAAAGTTAATGTAATGATGTTTAATAATAGTACTGGTACAGGGACAGCAGATTCTATAATGCTAATTGAAGGAACAACTGCTCCTTCAGGCTATAAACCTTGCAGACTAGAGAGAACAGTATTAGAAACTAAATTAACTTCTGATGACTCTATTACTTATAAGAATGGTGAAGTTACAGGACAAATATGGTGGAAGCATAAGACTCTATACGGTAAAGATTATGATTGGCAATATGTATCAAATAACAGTGGATGGAAGATTATAACTATAAATCCAAATTCAGAATTATGCAAACAATCGGGAAGTCGTGAAATACTTGTTAAATATAATGGACAAATTGTAACTACACAAGATATTGGAACTTTTTCAACGGCTGATAGGGTTAATAGTGGACCTGATGGACAAATGTGGTTATCTGTAGCAGATTCGGATGCGGGATGGTCAATACCACCTAATAATGATGAAGTAAAAGCATTTATGAATGGGTGGAAAGCTGTATTTTGGTTATCAAGTAATAATAGATATGTGGCGTAGGTCAGTATTTTTGACAATTCAATTCCAAGTGGTGTAACTAGTTCTACTACTAAATCAGCTTATGCAAGTGGAGCAACAAGTATAATTGTTGCAGATGGTTCAAAATTTGGTAGTGGAGATTTAATATATTTTGTAAATGGGAATAGTTTTTATAATTTTACGATAACAGGTATTTCAGGTAATACACTAACTATAGCAGGACTAACTACTGCACTTACTAATGGACAATCTTTATATAGATGTGATAATGGAACTTCCAATATTTCATTATTGAATTATTGTAAAAACAATATTGCTCCTGGATATGATGGATATCAGTTTCATTATAAATTACAAAATCCAGAACCTATAACAGATGATAATTGTCATATACGTGGTGATATTCCTTTATTTGATGTAGGGGATAATTATTTATATTTAGATAGTGGAATGGTTTTAGGTGAGGTTGCTAATCCTAAAAATAATGGAACATACTATTGTTTGGGATATACAGGTAACTATTTAGATTCGGGGTATTCTCCACTTAAATATAAAACAAAACCTGACTTGCTTTTTAACCCAACAGTATATAAAAATAATGTATTTGATACTATTCCTTGGGTGAATATACAATATGGAATTGACGTATATAGTAGAATTCCTTTAGCAAACTTTGATACTAACGCAACGTATACTGTAGATTATAAAATATTAGCAACTCAAGCACCACAAATAGGTACAATAAGTTGTAGTTATTCTCAAGATATAAATAGTGCTATATCTAATATACAGGAGTCATTAAACAATAAGCAAGTTCATGATAGTATATTGGATCAAATTGTTGATAAGAGTTTATATGAAGTACAAGTAATGTCAGACTATTATCACATATTACCACACGTTCATTGTTATGGTACAACAATATATGTAGATTTTAGAATTAATTTTTCACCTAAAAAGATAATTCCGTCTATAAATTATTCGGGTATGTCAATATTAGTTGGGAATACTTATAGTGGTAATGACTACACTAATAAATTTTTTGTCGGAGGAATTTTTGTCACAACAAACTACGCAGTAATAAGAATGATGTCAACTGATCCGACAGTAGTTTCAAATGTAGATGCGTATGGAGCATTTGGAAAGCTTACTAATTTTACTGCAGATTGTAGAGGGAGGATATAATATATGAATCTAAATTTAGATAAAACAGATTTAAAAAATGATGTGTTAATGATAACTAATGATGATGGTTCTATTACATGTATTCCTAGAGAAGGAGCAATAGAGAGTGAATTAGCTTTGTTTGCAGAATTTGAAGAGGTCTTTCCGAATGGAAAGCCTATTGTAGCAGCAACACACCAACAATTGATTCCAACAACAGAAGATAGAATAACAGCGTTAGAAAGTGCATTAAGTGCATTAATGGAGGTGCAATGATATGTATGATTTTATAAAGAATATGTGGATTATGAGAAAATATGCAGAAATTAACATATCTAATTGTGTTGATAAAGCATATATAACGCAAGAACAAGCTAATACAATTATGACTATGGAGCAAGTTACTACTACTTCATAGAAAAAAACAATACACTAAATTAAATAAAAATCCAAGTAAAAGATTATTATTAAGTAATATAATCTCTTTTATTTTTATATGGAAAAGTATAAAAAATTGATTTTGAAAGCTAGCTATATCAATGTCTAAGTGGAAGTCAGTCTGTAAAAATGTGATTAAGAGAGAGTGTAGCGTAGCTACTTCTGTTATTTAAAGTTTACATGACATGTAATAATGATAGGAAAAATTTTTAGTATCCTATAAACATAAAGCTTAGCATTTATTTTTTAATAGAAAGGGAGTAATACATGAATGAAGAATTGATTAAGGATAAAATTGAAACGTATGAAAGAAGGCTCAATAATCATGGAGAGAGATTAGATAAGCTTGAGCAAGATTCAAGGGAACTTAAGACGGAATTGAAAAATTTATGTGAGAACATTAAATCGTTAACTAATATGATGAAGTGGTTTATAACTGCAATAGGAGGAGCTTTAATAAGCTTCTTCTTTTTTGCAATTGAAACCAAGATCTTAAGGTAAAGGAGAGGGATAATAATGAAAGAAATATTAATTAATCAAATTTTACCTATAGTAGATACTTCAGTAGTGGCAATTTTAGCAGTGATAATTAAGCAGGTTGGAAATTCAATAATAGAGTTCTTTATTCAGAAGAAAAGTGAAATAAGCCAAAAAATAAAGATCAATGAGCATCAGGAAGAAATAAATACTGCTAGGGAAGTATGGAATATAGTAGAAGAGAAATTTAGAATTACAGAAAACGCAAATGAGCTTTTAACATCAAAGGTAGATGAATTTGATAAGGTCCTTATGGAGAGAATTCCAGGGTTATCTAAAGAAAATTTAGAATTTTTAAGGCAAACTATAGCTGGGGAAGTTAATAAAGGCAGAGATATGTTAACAAAAGATTCGGAAGCACAATGAATCTTATAATAGAATATAGTTACAATTAGTAATACAAAATATTTAATAAATATGGCTTTAATAAAAATCATTTATTACTAATTATTTTCAGACCAGACTTAATGTTTATGTATATTATGCAAGCATTAAGCCTGGTCTTTTTTTTATATCAAGTTAGATGTGAAAAGTTATGTATTCATGCATTTTAACCTTTTACTACACTCAATGATTACTATTTGATTCTATAACTTGGAATATTTGACAAAGGGCGAAAGTAAGATAAAATTATATATGAGTTCTAAAAATTTATTAATTAAAGTTAGACCTTTAAAGCAGAAGTATAAATTGGAATAACTTCAATGATTAGAAAGTTTATTAAGTGGAGCTTATATATTATAAGAAATTAGGGGGAATAATAATGGTAAAATTAAAAAAATTAATAGCAGGATCACTAATAGCGGTTTCAGTATTAGCGCTAACTCCAATAGGTGCAAGTGCAGAATGGAAAAGTAATAGCACTGGATGGTGGTATACAGAAGGTGATTCGTATTCTACAGGATGGAAAAAGATAGAAGGAAAATGGTATTATTTTTATGCTAGCGGTTATATGGCTAAAAACACAGTTATTGATGGATATGTTTTAAGTAATAATGGGGATTGGACAGGCCTAGAAACTAAATCTGATAAGATTTCAGTTTCATATCCTTCAAATTGGACTAAAACGACTTTAAAAGGAGATGATATTTACTATCTAGACAATCAAGGGACTAATGTGAACTTGGTTATAGATGGCATGGAGGGATATTCAGAAGAGGTTTATTTTAATTCAGCAGAAACTTATATAAAAAATCGCTCAGATATAAACAATTTACAAATTAAAGAGCGTAAATTTAATAATAATAATGCGTTAACTCTAAACTATTTTCATAATATTAATGGAATGGATGTGCAAGTAGAACAAGTAATGATTTGTAATAGTAACAAAGCATATTTATTTACACTTATGCAACGTGGAAAAATATCAGATGAAAATATGACATCTTTTGAAAGTATGTTAAATACAATAAAATTTGCATATTAATTCTTTAAATTAGGGGATAATCTTTAGTAAGGAGAGATATGCTTTTAATTATCTTACCTTGCTAAAGATAATACATATAATCAATGAACAATAGAAGATTAATTTGAAATAAATACATAAATAATTTTGAAGGTTCAAAAATATGCCATAGTGATAAATTTATACTTATGATTTAAATAGGTTATATTTTTAATTAATACTGAGATATGTGAAATAAGTTCCGACATAGTAATATTGTATTTAGATAAAATTACATAACATAATAAACAATATATTTTAAAGATTAAATTATATGAGAAGGCGCATATATTCTTATAGAAAAGGAGAAAAAATGAGTACTACAAATGAGCAGAAAGTGTATGAAATATTAGATTTATTAGGTATTAAGTATACTAAATATGAGCATAATCCAATATATACAGTTGAAGAAGCCAAAAATTTAGATATAGATATTCCAGGAGGTCATTGTAAAAATCTTTTTATTAGGAACAGAAAAGGAGATACCCATTACTTAGTTGTTTTAGATGAAAATAAGAGAGTTGATTTAAAGGCTTTAGATAAGCAAATTGGTAGTACTCGGTTATCATTTGCATCAGAAGAACGTTTATATAAATATTTAAAGCTAACACCAGGATCAGTTACTCCTTTTGGATTAATAAACGATTCTAATAGAGAAGTTATAGTATTAATAGATAAAGATTTAGCTAATCAGGATATTGTTAATTTTCATCCTAATGTAAATACAGCGACAATAGGAATTTCTTATAAAGATTTTGAAAAATTTATTTTGTGGCGTAAAAATGAATTTAAATATATAGAGATATAG